TGATACACCTTTCAATCCTGCCAAACTTGTCGCTTAATTTTTGGCGCTTTTGTCTATTGACTTTTCATAGCTGGTCTCCGAAAAATTTTTATTCCTCGGATTGTCCTTGATTTTCATAGATTGGCTTTTACGGCATCAATCAAAGCATTCTGGGTCAGCTCTTTGTGCGAGAGGGCCTTTAAGATACGCTCGTCGATGGTGCCTTTTGTGATGATGTGCTGGATCACCACTGTTCGGTCGGTCTGGCCCTGTCTCCAGAGTCGGGCGTTGGTCTGCTGGTACAATTCCAAAGACCATGTCAGCCCAAACCAGATAAGCGTGGAGCCTCCGGCTTGAAGATTCAAACCGTGACCGGCAGAAGCGGGATGGATGACTGCCACCGGAATTTTACCGTTGTTCCAGTCCACGATATCCTTACTGGATTTCAGCTCCCGGACAGCAAAGCGCTTTTTGATACGCTGCAGGTCGTGCTTAAACCAGTAGGCCACCAGCACCGGCTTTTCATTTGCTGCTTCAATCAAATCCTCCAAAGCATCCAGCTTACGGTCGTGGAACTCCACAATATCGCCGGTGTCGGTATAAATGGCACCGTTGGCCAGCTGCACCAGTTTTCCGGTCAGAGAGGCGGCGTTGGCAGCAGTGATTTCTTCATCAGACAGGTGCAGGACAAATTCTGCTTTTAACTGCTCGTAGCGGTTTTTTTCATCTTCGGAAAGCTGCACTTCATATTGGGAAGATACCAGTTCCGGCATCTGCAAATAATCGGTACTTTTCATGGAAATCGTAATATCCGAAATCTGCTTATAGATGGCATCCTCTGCATACGGCAGCGGCTTGTAGGAGTAGATGATTTGGCCATTGCGCTTATCCGGCATGAAGTAGTTGTTGCGATACTGTGTAATGAACCTGCCAAGGCGCTGTCCCATATCCAGCAGTCGGAACTCAGCCCATAAATCCATCAGACCGTTGGAGCTTGGAGTTCCGGTCAGGCCAATGATGCGCTTGAATCTTGGTCTGACCTTCAGTAATGCCTTAAAGCGCTTTGACTGATGATTTTTGAAAGAGGACAGCTCGTCAATGACCACAGTATCGAAGTCAAAGGCAAGGCCGCTGTCCTCAATCAGCCATTGCACGTTTTCACGGTTGATAATGGTGATGTCAGCTCCGGCCAGCACCGCAGCTTTTCGTTCTGCCGGTGTTCCCACTGCAACAGCAAAGGTCAGGTGCTTTAGGTGCGTCCATTTCTTCAGCTCCGCAGGCCAAGTATCACGGGCCACACGAAGTGGAGCGACCACCAGAATACGGTGGGCCAGAAAGCTATCAAACAGCAAATCTGCGATGGCAGTCAGGGAGATGACCGTTTTACCAAGACCCATATCGAGGAGAACTGCGGATACAGGATGGGTTTCAATATAATCAATGGCGTAGGTCTGATAATCGTGAGGCTCGAAGTTCATCCAGCATCCCTCCAATCTGTTCTGGTTTATCTATCACATAGACCTTGAATCCCAAGGAGCGAAGCAGTCGGTGTCGTGCTTCTTGCAATGGGCGTGGGCGCTTTCCGGGAGCCTTCAGCTCCACAAAAGCGATAAGGCCATCAGGTAGTAATACAAGGCGGTCGGGCATTCCGTCGAAACTCGGAGACACGAATTTTACAGCGATGCCTCCAGCCTTTTTGACCGCCACGGTTAACTTGTGTTCTACGGTTTTTTCTAACATCGCATACCTCCGTCAGCGTTAATTTTCGTAGAGTGGGTAACCTCCCTTTATGTCATTTACTAAACTTTTTATAGAACAGGTTTTTTAGTTCTTAGAGAATTTTTGTATATGACCTTAAAGGAGGTTACCCCTACGGTATTGTCAGTTCAGGAAATCTTCCTCAGCATCGTTTTCTGCTCTCAAGCGCAGACCCTTAAAGTAGCGCTTGTTGTGGACCTTGATTCGCTCAAAGCCAGCCTTCTCCAGCGCAAAATAGAAGTCAGCCGTGCTGCGGATATACTCATTGCAGTCCAGAGAGTAGTTGCGATATGCCTGATACAGCGCCGAGGAGCTTTCCTTATAGGAATCATCCACTTCACACTTGTCAGCGAGGAAGTGACCAAACCAGTCGTTCTGGTTACGATACTCATCAATAGCCTTCTGGACACATTCCGGCACCGGAATCTGGTAGTCCAGTTCGATGACCTTCTTGGCACCTTCGATGACCCACGCCAGAATGCTCTCCCCGGCATTGTCAAACAGGTACTCGCCGTAATTCTTGATGTCGCTTTTTCCGGTAATTTTGGCATTGAACGGAATGACGATCAGACGACGCCAGATACCATCATCGGATGCGCTGACACGAGGCAGGTGGTTGGTATACAGCACCAGTGTGTGGCAAGGCTTGAAGGAGAACGGGTCCTTATACTTTTTCTCTGCGAACACATCGTCGGTGGAGCAGAGCTGCTTGACGGTGGAGTCGTTCAGGCGGGAGCCTTCCTGCATTTCTGCTGCAATGAGCAGACGCTTGCCTTTGACCTCAGCCATTTCCGGCTTGATGTTTCTGCGGCATCCAACGGTCAGCGTGTCTGCGGAGATGTTGCCGCTGTAAAGGCCCAGCACACGGGAGACCGCATTCCAGAAGGTGGACTTACCATTACGGCCATCGCCGTAGGCAATAATCAGCGCTTCCACATAAACCTTGCCGATAGCAGCCAGACCGCAGATCATCTGCACATAGTCGATCAGGGACTGGTCGCCTTGGAAAATCAGGTCGAGGCAGTCCAGCCAAATCTGCTGACCTTTCTGGCTCGGAGATACCGAGGTGATTTTGGTAATGAAGTCCTCCGGCGAATGTTCCCTTGCTCCGGCCATGCCTTTGCGCAGGTCAAAGGTTGCTTCAGGCGTACACAAGGCGAAGGGATCAGCGTCCAAATCTCTCGGAGAAATCTCCAAGATAGGATGGGACTCCTTGAGCGTAGAGGTGATGTTCTTGGAATCACGGCGCTTGATGGCGAAAGCCTGATATGCTTTTGCTGCCAGAAAATCCTGATAGGCTTCCAACTGCTGTTTGTTCATCAGCTGTTCGGCCTTGGACTTGGATGTGCTGTCAAGGATGGTCTGTGCGCCGCTGTTCTTCATTTTGGTGAGTGCTTCCACAAGGTCGTTTCCGGCTTCCTTCAGCTGGCGACGGGTCAGTTCGTGGGCAACAGCCTGCGCTCCCGGCTCGGATTCCTGCCAGTAATGGTCAGAGTAGCGGATAAAGTGTGTGGCGGGAGAATAACGCAGCTCGCTGGAGAAGTATTTTCCCAGCACCTCGGCCTGTCCAACATCGGAGTAGTCCTCCGGCTTATAACAGGATGGATCATTGTAAACATCCGGTGCCACATAGCCATCCTGCTGCGAGAGCTTCGTATAAAAACGCTGGGCAGAGTGCCAGATGGTGGAAAGTTCGGTATTATCCAGAGGCGGTACACATTTAGCGGCTTCCTCCAAAAAGGTCTGATATGCCTTTTCGGTGTCGCCGTATTTCTTGATGACACGACCAGCGAAGCGGCTCATGGTAGCGTTGCGGCTTCCTTCCGGGATAACAGAGTGGTCAAAATCGCCCTGCGGCAGATACTCATCGAACAGGTCCTCGTTCAGAAACTCCGTCAGATTCATGCGTCCGGGATAGAGTGCCACCTCAGCGGCAGCAGTTCCGAAGAAGAAACGAGCAGCATCCAGCGCCTGCGTATCAAAATACGGGAAGATGGAATTGACCAGCTTTTTCATGTCACTATACAGTGAAGCGTCGGTGCAGTGTTCAATCGGGAACAGCACGTGGAACTTAGGTCTTGCCGCCTTGCCATTTTTCTCACGATTATGGAAGCGGCTGAAATGGATAGCGAAGGTAACGCCCGGAAAAGCCTGCATCACATCTTCCGGTGTCATCCAGTCCGCAGGATTTTCAGAATGGTCGTTGTCGCAGTCTACCGGCAGACAGTCGCTGCCGATGAAGTTGTCGCCGTTACGATAGCTGTTACGGTATTCGGCGCAGACATAGTCGTGGCAGATCGCTGCCTTCAGGCTGGACTCATCCAGAATCACATGCTTATGCGGATAGGAGCAGTTGCCGGGATTGCCGATGACATCAGCGGAATAAATGGTAAACATTAGTCGTACACCTCCTTGGACTCGTCCTCCAGCACCTTGGTGATAAACTTCAATGCACGGATGGTAGTTTCCAGCTCACAGTCGCCACCGAGGAACACTTCAAAGCCGTTGCAGCCATGCTTATCCACAAAAGTGCGGATTTCCATATCGGTGCTGGCGCTGTCCTGAATACGCAAATAGGTACGACCGCCGTGGCCGCTGTCGCCGCCCATATAGCCGGTAGTGCCAGCCTCCACTTCGAGGATGTTGGCGCTGATTACTTCACGGGTATAGGTGGAAATCTCGGTGCCGTCCGGCAGCATTTTTCTTTTTTCGATTACTTCATACATAGGGTTAAGCCTCCTTCATATTTTCGGTGAAATAGCGTAAGCGATAGTTCTTCCACTTGGCTCTTTCGATTTCTGCTTCCATGCCCGCTGAGATGTGACTGCCGAATACCCAAACTTCAGAGCATTTACTCATCAGGGCATTTCCGAAGAACAGACCAAGCTGGCGCTCCTTCGGGTCCGCATCGTTCAGAAACTGCGGAAATAGCAAGTGAGGTGCGATGGGAATGTATCCCTGTTCTACGGCAAAGCGGCTGTAGCGTCTGGCAGCATCCACATTCGCATCAATGTCTCCGGCATAAGGAGAACAGATATAGACGATGGGTCTGAAAGCACGAAGGGAGCGTTCCTCACGTTCAATGACGGAGAGTGCGCCGTAGGCCGTTGGGTCAAAATATCCCTCGCTGTTGAATTTGCTGATACTCAAAACACGAATCCTCCTTTCCGGTGGGCATAGAAAAAGAGCGTCCACCTCTAATACCCTTTGGAGATGAACGCTCCGTTTTGACGAAGACTCTTTAATCTTTTTTATAAAAATCTGTGGCGTAGCCATCGGCACGAAGGAGGAGTCCTTTGGCCCAAGGAGGAGTGCGGCCCATCTGTTCACAGACCGCTTCCAAGGACATGTGTGGATCTGCCTCAATCACAACTTCGTCATGAACATGCATAACGATGGAGCAATGGCGCAGGGTCTGCATGGCGTAGCAGAGGATGTCTCTGGCTGTGGCCTGCACAATGTTTTCCACGAACTTGGGACCGTAGGAATCAAGGCGCTCCCATTTTTTAGTGGAGCCGACGCCTTCGTAAGTGATACACTCACCGCCGAACTTGTTTATTCCGACCTTCGGTTTCACATAGGCCAGCTTTCTGCCGGAAGGGAGCGTGATAAACAGCATGCCGCTTCTGCAGGAGAAGGTCAGTCCGTAAAGGCTGGTCGTATGCTTATATTTCACAGCTTCCATAACAGCACGTTCCACGGCCCACCAAAATTCGACAATTTTCGGGTTTGCCTGTCGCCATGCATCCACCAGCGAAGGAAGCTCATCTTCGGTCAGGCCCATCTCGATAGCGCCCATTGCTTTAAGCGCACCGACGCTGCCACCGTAGCCGAGGGCCAATTCCGCAATCTTGCCCTTTTGACGCAAGTGACCGTTGATGCCGTGCTTTTCCACCGGGACCTTAAACATCTGAGAAGCGGAAGCGCAGTAAATGTCGCCGCCTTGTTCAAAGACCTTTTGTCGCCAGCTTTCGTCTGCATACCAAGCGATAACACGGGCCTCAATTGCAGAAAAGTCCGCTACGAGGAATTGTGCGCCTTCTCTTGGAATGAATGCCGTGCGGATCAGCTGAGAGAGCGTGTCCGGTACATCTTCGTAAAGCAGCTCCACGGCGGCAAAGTCACCACAGTGGACCAGCGCACGAGCTTCGGCCAGATCCGACAGGTGGTTTTGCGGGAGATTCTGCAATTGAATATTACGACCGGAGAAGCGCCCGGTGCGGTTGGCCCCGTAAAACTGGAACATGCCTCTGGCACGACCGTCAGCGCATACGGTGTTTTCCATCGCCTGATATTTCCTAACGGAGGACTTGGCCAGTTGCTGACGCAACACCAGCACATCGGCAAGTTCCGGTGGAGCCTTTTTCAGAAGCTCGTTCACAGCCTTTTTATCAAGACTGTCGGTTTCCATACCATTATCGGAAAGCCACTGCTTCATCTGCTGGACGCTGTTGGGATTTTCCAAAGCGGTCATGTGCTTCATGGAAGCAGTCAGCTTCTGGCGGGACAGCGTATCCATTTCAATGGCCTGCGCCACCAGCTCCATATCCAGACGCACACCGGTATCGTTGATTTCCTCGCTTTGGTGGTATTCCTCCCAGACCGCAGGCGATACCGGGAACTTTGCCAAGCGCTGCTGGATGCCCATTTCCGTTTCCACATCTCGAAGGTTATATTTCTTGAAGGCGTCCCACTTGTCTGGCGCATGGAACGGTCTGTTTCTGGTACGCTGGCCGTTGGATTTGGTAGGAGCGCAAGGCAGGCAGAAGTATTTGATGAGATCTTTGCCTTCGGTGAGCTTCTGCTTCTCAAGACCCAGAACGGCACCGACACCTTCCAACGATAAAGGCAATCCCATCGTAGCAGCCCAGATCATGGAGCAGCGCCAGCTTTCGGGATTCAGGTAATTGCCGGTGGGATAGCCCAAGAAGCGTGAGAGACAGATGCGTTCAAAGGTAGCGTTGAAAGCCCACTTAATGACAGCATCATCTTCCAGCGCCTGTAGGACATCCTGCGGGATATGTTCTCCGCAGGCAAGGTCAACCACCTGTACCGGGCCGGAGTCCACACTGTAGCCGAAAAGCAGTATTTCAAAATCTTCAGCCTCCACATAACGGTACACACCGGATTTTTGCAGTGGAGTGCTGCTATAGGTTTCTATATCAATACTCAGTGTTTTCATGAATTGTCACATCCTTTCCATATCCAAACAGGGCGACAGATTGCTCCGCCGCCCTGCTGGAAATCAGGTGATTAGTCGAGGAAATCCTCATCGTCATCCGTATTGAAATCGGACTCAGCGCTGGCCTTACCACCGAGAGGCTCACCGTCACGAATCTTCTGGAGATTGTTCAGACCGCAGGCGATGCCCTTGTTACCAGAGCTATTGAAAGCGTAGAAGGTAATGCTGGCACGACCGTATACACCGGAATAAACCTCGGAACGGTTCATGATAGGATTGCGGTCCGCATCCACGATGCCGGGAGCAGTGGTAGCATTGGCATTGATGAAGTACGCATTGGCGTAGGCTGCATCGTCAGGACGCTCAAGGTCGCCATCACGAAGAGGAGTCTTCAAAACAGAGAGCGCAGGTACGGTCTTACCGTTGCCCTTGAGCTTTGCTTCGCCTTCCTTATAGGCAGCTTCGATAGCAGCCTTAATTTTGGCAACAGTGCGGGTATCGGACTTAGGGATGATAAGGCTCACGCTATACTTAGGAGTGCCGCCGTTGATGGACTTAGGCTCCCAGACATTTGCGTAGCTCCAGCGGGTTTCAGGGCCAGTGATGACCTTCATGGGATTTACAGGTTTTACATTCTTACTCATAATCGTTTTCCTCCATAAAATCAGTTTTTGCATTATTCATGACCGGGCGTTTGTCGCTTTCCGGTACAAGTGTGGGTTTGCCCTGTGGCTTTTCGATATAGGCCGACAGGAGTTCGTCAAAGCGGCTCTTTCCGAGCAACTTCTGCATGGCAGTGATACCGAGGAGCTTGCGCTCATACGGGTCAAAGCCTGCGTCGGTTACGGTTTGGGTTACAGCGGCCTCATCGGTGTAGCGACGATTGCTGCGGCCTTCGACCAATTTGAAGCCGGTCCATTCCTTACCGTAGATGGCTTGCTGGAGTGCGTACTCTTTGATGTCGTTGACCCAAGAGACCAGCTGGTCTGCAAGGGAGAGAATGACCTCGATTTCCGAATCCTCCAACAGCGGAGGCAGTTTGAAATCGTACTGCGCCAGCATCAGGTTTGCTTCGGCTCTGGCCCTGCACTCGTGTTTGGCCTTACAGAAGCCACACCACTCGCCGCAGAGGAAGTTTCCGTCACCGGCAAAGGCAAGCTCTGCAGTCGGCTTCAGGACTTCATCGGCCCAGCGGAAAAGGTCATCCTTGGACATCTCGAAGGTGGATACATTCTGGCGTCTTGGCTGATATACGGTCATTGCCACGGTGTCGATGTCGTAAATGGCATCGAACAGCTCCAAGGCACCGAGGGCGTAGCACATCATCTGCGGATTGTTATCTGCCTCCACCAGAACACCAAGGCCATGTTTGTAATCCACCACATGGAGCGTTCCGTCGGAGATGATAATGGCATCCGAAGTGCCGAAGCCTTGTTCTACCCAGCGGGAGAAATCTACACGCTGTTCGATGAGGACCACCGGGTCAGCGCAGGTTTCCTTGGCGGCTTCCACCAATTCCAAAATGTAGGCTGCATAGCCATTGGCGCAGTCCAGCATTTCTTCGTTATACCAAGTCAGATGCTCGGTCGGGTCAGTAGCCTCCATGCCGAGAGCCAAGTGGAGCTTGTACTCACAGAGGCTGTGGGCGTCGGTCCCTTCAGCGGCATAATCGGAGCCTTTGTCTTCGTAGGTTTCACATAACCTTGCAGAAGGCGGGCAGTTCAGCCAGCGATGGGAAGATGACGCAGATAAAATGGCGTGTGCTTTAGGTGGCATTCCCGATCACCTCCGCATCACGAAGCAGTGCTTCATAATTGGACGGGTCCACCTGAGAGAGCTTGCTGGCACCATATTTCTGGAGCAGCTCACGCACTTTTGCTGTATAACCGGCACGGGATTTCTCAGAAAGAACTGCACGTACCTGTTCCAGCGTCAATGCAGGCTTCTGCACCGGTGCGGATGTCTCCGGCTGCTTATCTGTTTCCTCACCGGAAAACAGCTGCGCCAGATAGTTGGCGGCATCAGTAATAGCAGCGGCAGCAGTGCGTAACTCTTCGATGGTCATAGCCATTTCGCTCATTTTGCTCATGATGTTTTCCTCCTTCCTCGGATTGTCTTGCGGCAAGTATGCTGAGATTTCTTGCCATTCTTGCGGACACCTGACTGATAGCAACGAGAATCTCAATTACCTCGGCTTCGGTATCCACGGTGCGGCTGTGGGCCTGAGTCATGTCGTTCACCTCCTGTTCGTGGTGGAGCAGCTTGTTTTCTGCTCCTTACACTCCCTTTTGGAGATGAGCGATGGCTTTTGACGAAGGGAAGGAAGATTTTTTTGAAAAAGTTTCTGACCGCCGGTTTTGCCAGCGGCCAGAGTGCTTGTCTACTTATTAAAAGAAGTCCGGGTATTCCTGCGCCAGCAGCTTCTTTGCTGCCTTGATGCGGGACAGAAACGTGGTGCGAGGGATACCGATTTCCTTGGCGATGGCTTCATCGGAGAGGCCCTGCATGCGCAGCTTACCGATGTTTTCGGCTTCCGGCATCAGGTCAGCGAGGCGTTTGAACAGCTGCTCCAACACGATGCGGTCGGAAGCAAGTTCAGATACGGCCACGCTTTCATCAGCAATGGTATCCATTAGAACAAGGTCATCGTCCTCTTCACCAATCGGTGCATCCAATGAAGCGATGACGTCAGCGTTGCGGTATTCGCAGGTCAGACAGTCGGCATCGCAGACCCACCACTTGTTGCGAGGGCAGCAGCAGAGGCCACGGTCCTGCATTCTGTGACGGTAGGTATCATGGAAGCGGGTATGTTCCTGATAGACTTCTTCGGGTACTTCCTGCCAGCGACGCTGGCTGCGGATGTAGATACGACGGGTTTCTGTTTTGCTCTGGTTTTCTTTGTTTGCCATACGATTTACTCCTTTCGGCTGTTAAACCGAAGCGGAGATAACCGGTATGGCTGCCAGTTCTGATTGTCATAGATGGTCACCTCATGCGGATTTCTCCGCTTCATTCCGGTGACCAGCCGTTCGCAAGCTGGCACTCTATATTAAAGTTCTCTCGTCCATCAGCTGCGAACACACCTCGTGGCCACGAAGAAGGTGAGCTGATTTCGGAGAAAGTAGTTTAACGTCTTGCTCAGGACGTTTTTTGTTTTAGTCGTTGGCGATCTGCTCTAAATCGGCGAAAACTTCGCTGTAGTAGCAAGAGGCTAAATCGCTGAGGCTGTGAGCGCCGTAACGACGGAACACAGAATCAACCACGGCTTTGCCGTACTCGGCTGCCACTCTGGAAGCGGCATTCTCGATGTTAATGATCCAGTCTCTCTTGGATAATTTCATGAATTTCACCTGCCTTTCATCGATCTACTAAAAGGATACCAGTCGGCAATAACACTTCAAATAAGGTCAAATGCAGGCGAAATAACACTTTTAACACTTCGAATAACACTTTTTTGAGGAGTGAGTTTTGGTGAGTTTACAACTTATTAGAACTTTTGCTGCCTTTAAAGGGTTGTTTTTTGTGGATTTATGTGATATAATAGATGATGTATAAGTGTAGCTGCGACTTGCAGCATGGAGAAATGAGGTGACGCAGTGGTACTCGAAAACTTTTGTAAAGGGATATATCCATCCTGTCCCACAATCACTAATCGAGAGAATTTCATAGATGGATTGTTTAAGGCAGCAGGTGGAACTGCGTATATATCTGTCAGTTACAAAAGACAGTTGTACAGTGGAGATAAAGTTTTTGTAGAGGCCCAGAAAGCAGATCTTCGAGGCCATGACAATCAGAAAGCGTTGGAAGATTTCTTTTATGAAAACATCGCCGATGGCAAGGTCATGGATGTGTTGTTGGCGTTTAGCGTTCCTGAAAAAAGCGAGCCAAATAAAAAAGTCCTCTCCACAGCCTTAGCGCTGCAGATGAAGGCACTGATTGATTGTGGCGATGACGAAGAAGCTGACGACCTTATATTAGCTGCCTATCAGGAAGCTAAAGCTGCGTCACCAGATAATGAAACGACAGTATCGGTCTTTAAGCCTCTGTATCCGGGTGACGATGTGTATGTAGACACAAATCCAACATATAAGATTCAGAGCCACCAGACCGTGAGTCACACGTGGTCGATTATGAATGCTGGCAAGGTCACGTGGGTAAACAGAAAACTTGTGTACCGTCGTGGGCCGAAGGATAGACCGGAGGCTGCGCCTTCAGAAATTCCAATTCCGACCGTCAAACCGCAAGAAAGCGTAAAAATAACCACGACCTTTGATGGCCGTGGCTTTGATGGAGTTTTTCATTGTTTTTGGGAGATGCAGGACTCCGATGGAGAAAACTGCTTCCCGAAAAGAGATTCATTATTTTCAGTAACAATCGATGCTAAATTCAAACGCACGTAAGTATGGAGGGAAATAGCGTGAACGAGCAAGTAGTAGAAAAATGGGTAACCTTGAAAGAAGTGCAGGAACATCTTGGTGTAGGCCGTGAAACGATCCTGCAGTGGATTGCAAAAAGAAATATGCCTGCTTACAAGGTTGGACGTCTGTGGAAGTTCAAATTATCCGAAGTGGATGAATGGATTCGCTCCGGTGGTGCCGCAGACAATGCAAAAAATGAAGAATAAGTCCAAAATATCGGACAGAAGATATGTTTTAATTAGTATGGTGCAGTGCAAGTAACTGAGCATACAGATGAGAAAGGAACGAAAAATCATGGATAATCAAGTGCATAATGCAATTGTTAACTTTATATGGGGAATCGCAGATGACTGTCTAAGAGATATTTACGTTCGTGGTAAGTATCGTGACGTTATTCTGCCGATGACTGTTATTCGTCGTTTGGATGCGATGTTGGAAGACACCAAACCGGCAGTTTTGGAAATGAAGAAAATGCTGGACGATGCAGGCATCACAAACCAGTGGCCTGCACTCTGCAATGCTGCTGGACAGGCCTTTTGTAACGCATCTCCGTTCCGTCTGCGTGACCTTACCAGCCGTGCGAAAAAGCAGACATTAAAAGCAGACTTTGAGGCCTATCTCGATGGTTTTTCGCCTAATGTGCAGGAAATTCTGGCAAAGTTCCAGTTTAAAAATCAGATTGATACAATGATTGAGGCCGATATTCTTGGTGCTGTCATTGAGAAGTTTATTTCTCCTGATATCAACCTCAGCCCTAATCCGATTTATAAGGATGATTCAAAAACACAAATCAAACTTCCTGCTTTGGATAACCACGGTATGGGTACCGTTTTTGAAGAATTGGTTAGGAGATTCAATGAGGCAAACAACGAAGAGGCTGGCGAACACTGGACGCCTCGTGACGTTGTTGACTTAATGGCAGATTTAGTTGTTCTTCCTATTGCAGACAGATTGATGGATGCAACTTACTCCTGTTATGACGGAGCTTGTGGTACGGGTGGTATGCTTACTGTGGCTCAAGACAGACTTTTAACTTTGGCAAAGCGTCGAGGAAAGGAAGTTTCTATTCATTTATTTGGTCAGGAAGTACAGCCGGAAACATACGCTATTTGCAAAGCAGACATGCTTTTAAAGGGAGATGGAGAACAGGCTGAACACATTGCGTACGGATCTACTCTTTCCGCAGATGGCCATGCTACTCGTCAGTTCGACTTTATGTTGGCAAATCCACCTTACGGCAAAAGCTGGAAAACTGATGCTGAAAAAATGGGCGGCAAAAAAGATATTCTGGATAGCCGATTTAATGCATACCTCGAAGATGGAACTCAGCTGGTTATGCTGCCCAAAGTTAGTGACGGTCAGTTGTTATTCCTATTGAATAATGTAGCGAAAATGAAAAAAGACACGCCTCTGGGAAGCCGTATTGCAGAAGTACATAACGGTTCTTCATTGTTTACCGGCGATGCTGGTAGTGGCGAAAGTAATGCTCGAAGATATCTTTTTGAGAATGATTTAGTAGAAGCTATTATTGCTCTCCCAGATGGTATGTTTTACAACACTCCGTTAGGAACATTTATCTGGGTGTTGTCTAATAAAAAAACAGAAGGAAGAAAAGGAAAAGTTCAGCTTATTAACGCCACTGAAATGAAGTCCTCTATGTGGAAGAACATGGGCAAAAAGAATACTGAAATTACTCCTGCTCTTAGAAACGAGATTATTCGCATATTCATGAGCATGGAAGAAAGCGCTGTGAGCAAATGTTTTGATAACGACGAGTTCGGCCACTGGAGAATTACCATTCTTCAGCCTGAATACGATTCAGAAGGAAATGTCAAAAAAGATAAGAAGGGACGTCCGATTGTTGATAAAACAAGAACAGATACAGCAATTGTTCCTTTCAAATACGAAGGCGGGATTGAAGGATATATGAATACAGAAATTCTGCCGTACACACCAGATGCGTGGATAGATGAAAAGAAAACATTGATTGGTTATGAATTGACATTTACCAAATATTTCTTTGAGCCTTGAGAAATCAGAGATATTGATACGATTGCATTCGATATCAAAGAAGTTGAAATGCAGATGGCAGGAATTTTAAGTGAGGTGTTATCATGAGCGAATATAAAAAATATCCGGAATATAAAGAGACCGGGATTGATTGGATTCCACAAATTCCCAAACGCTGGGAAATGAAAAAGATCAATGATCTGTTCACGGAGCGCTCTGAAAAATGTTCCGCCTTGGAGTATATGCCTCTTTCGGTAACTAAGTTTGGTGTTGTTCCGCAGCTCGATACTGCTGCTAAATCCAAGGATAGTGAAAACAGAAAGAAAGTACTTGCGGGCGATTTTGTTATTAATAGTCGTTCAGATAGAAGAGGCTCAAGTGGATTTTCAAAATATGATGGGTCGGTATCTTTGATTAATATTATTCTTTCGCCGAGAGAGAATACATCCTTATATTATCACTATCTGCTACGTAGTCATACATTTATCGAGGAATTTTACAGAAATGGAAGAGGTATTGTAGCTGATCTGTGGACAACACGATATAGTGAAATGAAAAATATATATGTTCCGGTTCCTACAATCGAAGAACAAAATCAAATTCTTGAGTTTCTGAAATGGAAAACATCGGTTTTTAATGGACTTATTCCGGAAAAAGCGATTACAAAAGGAAACATCATTGCTTCGAGCAAATCTCTGCTGGCAAGAGAAATGATGTTGATCGATGAATACAGAACGAGTCTTATTTCGGCTGCTGTTACCGGTCAAATTGATGTACGAGATATTATCATCCCTGAATATGAGTATATTGAGGATGAAGCTGAAGCAGAGGCTGAAGAAGATGAGGATACGACAGAGGAGGTGTAAAACATGGCATTTACCAACACAAAGGAAAGTGGTCTTGAGGCCCTTATCGTAAAATGGCTGGTAGATCACAATGGTTATGAACAAGGCACGAATGCTGATTATAACCGTGAGTATGCCGTGGATGAAACACGTCTGTTTAGGTTTTTACAGGATACACAGCCAGATGCGCTTGAGAAGTTGGGCGTATTCAAATCTGACCTGAAGAAGAAGCAATTTCTAAACCGACTTCAGGGTGAGATTGCGAAGCGTGGTATTATTGATGTGCTGCGTAATGGCGTAAAAATCTACCCGGCAAACCTCATCATGTTCTACCTCACACCGACAGAGAACAATGCCAAGGCCAAAGAGATGTTTGAGAAGAACATTTTCAGCGTCACCAGACAGCTGCAGTACTCTATGGATGCTACCCGTCTGGCGCTGGATATCTGCTTATTCATCAACGGCCTGCCGGTCATCACTTTTGAGTTGAAGAATCAGCTCACAAAGCAGGATGTGGACGATGCGGTTGAACAGTACAAGACTGACCGTGACCCAAGAGAGTTGTTGTTCCAGTTCAAGCGCTGCATGGTGCATTTTGCCGTTGACGACGCACGAATCAAATTCTGCACAAAACTGGACGGTAAGAGCAGCTGGTTCCTGCCTTTTGATAAAGGCTATAATGATGGTGCCGGTAATCCTCCGAATCCAGATGGCTTGATGACAGACTATCTCTGGAAGGATATTCTTACCAAGTTGAAGCTCAGTCGCATTATTGAAAACTATGCACAGGTTGTTGTTGAAGAAGACCCGGAAACAAAGAAGAAGTCTGTGAAGCAGATATTCCCTCGTTATCACCAGCTGGATTGTGTAGAAAAGCTGCTGGCTGACGTAAAGGAAAACGGTATCGGCAAGCGTTACCTGATTCAGCATAGTGCTGGCTCCGGTAAGTCCAATTCTATCTCTTGGCTGGCTCATCAGTTGATTGGCTTGGAACAGGATGGTCACCCGATGATTGACTCCGTACTGGTTGTTACTGATCGTCGTATTCTGGACAAGCAGATTCGTGATAATATCAAGCAGTTTATGCAGGTGGCAAACACTGTGGCATGGGCTGAGCATTCCGGCGATTTGCGTAAGGCAATCCAAGATGGAAAGCGCATTATTATCACAACAATTGAGAAGTTCCCTTATGTCGTGCCGGATATCGGTGCGTCTCATAAGCAGAATCGTTTTGCAGTTATCATTGACGAGGCCCATTCCGGTCAGAGTGGACGTAACTCTGCCCAGATGAACTTGGCCCTTTCCGGCCTTGCTTCCGAAGATGAGATGGACAACGAGGACAAAATCAATGCAATGATGGAGGGTCGTAAGCTGCTGACTAATGCCAGCTACTTTGCCTTCACAGCCACTCCGAAAAATAAAACGCTGGAGACCTTCGGTGTTCCGTATCAGGATGGCGACGATGTGAAACATCGCCCATTCCACGTGTACACGATGAAGCAGGCCATTCAAGAAGGCTTCATTCTCGATGTGCTGAAATACTACACACCGATTGCCAGCTACTATAAACTCATGAAGACGGTGCAGGATGACCCGATGTTCGACAAGAAAAGAGCGCAAAAGAAGCTGCGTTCTTTCGTAGAAAGTGACTCCTATACCATCGCACAAAAAGCAGAAATGATGGTTGAGCATTTCCACGAGCAGGTCATCTCTAAAGGGAAAATTGGTGGTCAGGCCCGTGCTATGGTGGTCAGCTCCAGCATTCCTCGTTGTATTGAATACTATTATGCAATCAATAAGTGCCTTGCAAACAGGCACAGCCCTTACAAGGCAATCGTGGCATTCTCTGGAGAACATAAGTATCAGGGACAGGAGCCTGCATTGACTTCTGCAACCATGAATGGTTTCCCGGACGCCAAGATTCCGGCCACTTTTAAGACGGACCCATATCGTCTGTTGATTGTTGCGGATATGTTCCAGACTGGCTTTGACGAGCCTCTGCTTCATACGATGTATGTGGATAAGATGTTGTATGACATCCGTGCTGTGCAGACTTTGTCTCGTCTCAACCGTTGCCATCCGCAGAAGCATGATACCTTCGTATTGGACTTCTATAACAAGCCTGCAATGATTGAAGAGGCATTTTCGAGATATTACAGAACCACTTTGCTTTCCGGTGAAACGGACCCGAATAAGCTGTATGATCTTATCGCAACGATGGAAGATTATCAGGTTTATTCTGAGAGCCACGTTGAAAAGCTGGTTGACCTGTATTTGAATGGCGCAGAGCGTGATAGACTCGATCCGATTCTGGATGCTTGTGCAGCTATTTATAAGGACCTTGACACAGAAGATCAGATTAAGTTTAAGAGCGCTGCTAAGGCATTTTGCCGTACATACGGTTTCCTTGGTGCAATTCTTCCTTATGGAAACGCAGATTGGGAACGTCTCTCCATTTTCCTGAATCTGTTGATTCCGAAGCTGCCGTCGCCTCGTGACGATGACTTCTCCGAAGGCATTCTTGACGTTATTGATTTGGATAGCTATCGTCTGGAAGCACAGGAGTGTATGTCTATTAAGCTGGAAGATGCGGATTCTGAGGTACCACCGGTACCGGCTGGTAAGACCGGACATATCGTCAATCCTGAAATGGACCTGCTGTCTATCATTCTGAATGACTTCAACGATATGTTCGGCAACATCAACTGGAACGATGCAGACAATGTCCGCAGACAGATTCTTGAAATTCCTGATATGGTGGCAAAGGATGAGCGCTATCAAAATGCAATGAAGAACTCCGACGAGCAGAATGCCCGTATGGAAAGTGAACGTGCATTGCAGCAGGTTATCTTTGCAATCATGGCAGACAATATGGAACTGTTTAAGCAATTCCAAGATAATCCGTCCTTCAAGAAGTGGCTCTCTGATTTGGTATTTAATATGACCTATGAGCCGCAGGGTAAAAAGCAAGGCGCAAAGAAAACAATAAACTATTCAGATTATCAAGCTCCGGCAAGTAAGGTTGCTGAAGAAACGGCTCCTTACGGAACGGACAAGAAATAATTTAGGGTGAGGAGGCGCAGTATGGCAGAAGCGCTATCGAAAACATTAACACATGGTGACTTCGATTCGGTCTTTCAGGAAGTTCAGCAGCCGGAAACGGTTAGCTGGACCACCGAGGGAGAACTGCGCCTTTTTCACCTTGTAATTCGTAATAACAAAATCAATGTGGAGGATTTGAAGGCTTATCTGTATATGAGCATGGGAGACTATGTGTTTTCCAGAGCAAAGCTCGAAAAGTTCAGTCAGGCCGGAAATAGAGATGCTGTTGTATCGCAGGCGCTGCGTGTGATTAAGAAAAACGGCGGTGCTGATGTTCAGGGTACTGGTGGCGAATTGGGCGAGGTGCTAAATTACACTTTCATGGAAGAAAAGCTCCATGCACCGAAATTGATGAGCAGAGTCGAAATTAGCACTGACGGAAAGCAGTATGACAGCATCGCTGACAGCATTCATCTTTTAACCAGTGGTGTGTCAGGACGCCCGTACCATCAAGTGGTGTTTGGCTCTTCCAATATTGTCGGTGACCTCGGTTATGCCATTGACGGTGCTTTCGAGAAAATTTGCCGTATCGAACAGCACGAGGTACAGGAAATTCACATGGCCAATCAGCTTATTTTTGAACGCATGGCTACAGATGAAGAAGCTGCACTTGTGAAAGATATTCTTGTTCCGAATCCTTCAAAAACCAATAGATACAACACATCGTATGGCGTGTTCCTTGGATACACTTTGGGCCTTGGTAAAGACTATCCGGTTCACGAATACGAGGAACTTGCCGAACAGAAAATGCAGGCTGACATAAAGCGTTATATTCCGTATATTCTCCAGAAGATTCAGGATTGCGGCTTGGGAATGCACTCGTTTTATATTTATGTGCTACCTTTTAACGATGCCGAGGAAGAAAAGAAATCCATCATGGAGGCGGTGCTGGAAGGAGATGTTGACTTGATATGAGCGAAGAAAAGAAAAAATTAGGCGACGCCATATTCGTTGACATCGATAGCAACGAGTATCTAAACGAAATTCATGAGAAGATACTTTTTAATTATGCGTTGCGCCTATTTCAGCTTGAAGCGAAAGGAAAAGTTAAAGAATTTGACCTCTTGGACGCACTGCGCTTTGCAGATCTGCTGTCCAAGTCAAATCATCCGGAAGCCAGTGTCAGACATAAAATGTGGGCGCAGGAGATTATTGTTCTTTTGAACGAACTGTACCCGGATAATTCTTTGGTCAAATTATATGCAGGCTCTGTGTTCTCCAGCGTGGGAAACCATAGAGGCTTGCAGAAGATTAATGCTGACTACAAGGACATTTCTACATTTGAGCGTGTTTTTGCGCAATATAGAAGTGATTACCTTACAATACCGGCAGACACAGATAAGAAATTTTTTAACGAACAAAAAATTGCCTATGACCATTTGGATGACCCATGCTTTAGTTATTCTGGGCCTACTTCAATGGGTAAATCGTTTATCATGCGCATGTTCATTAAGGATGAGATCATCCTTCAGGGCGCTCAGAAAAATTATGCGCTGATTGTTCCGACAAAGGCTTTGATAAACGAAGTTCGTAGCAGCATTATAAATGATTTAAATGACAATCTGGAAAAGCGAAACTACCGTGTTGTCAGCGCAGCAAGCGACATAGCGTTGGAAGAAGATCACAACTATATTTTTGTGCTAACGCCAGAGCGTTTGCTTTACTTGCTTATCAGCAGGCCGGAGCTGCAAATTGATTACTTGTTTTTGGATGAGGCACACAAGCTCTCAGGTAAAAACAGCCGTGGCCCATTCTATTACAAAGTGGTCGACATGCTGCTGAAGCGGCCTAAGAAGCCACATTTCATTTTCGCTTCTCCGAATATACCTAATCCACAGGTATATTTGCGTTTGATGAATGATGTAATCGAGAACAACGATGAGAGCAAGCTGGCCTCCACGTATTCACCGGTTATACAAGTGAAGTTTTTGCTTGATTTATTGGGCCAGAAGGTTAGCGTTTATAATGAACATACGCAATCGGTTATAAAGGTCGCTGATATAAAAGCAGCAAATACATCTTTGAAAACTATGTTGCTTTATTTTGAAGCAAAGAATATGCGTTTACCAGAGAATGAAAGATCGCAGACTATCGTGTATTACAACGGTCGTTCAAAGGCAATCGCTGCGGCGAGAGATTTTGCTGACTCGCAGGGAGTGTTGGAGAAACACGATCCAGAGCTTGATGCTTTATCACGTGATATTACACGGGAAGTTCATGGCGATTATTATCTGGCAGGGATGATCAAAAAAGGCGTAGCATACCATATTGGTTATTTGCCCGCCTCTATAAGAACAAGAATAGAGACGCTTTTCCAGTCTGGAAAAATTACTACAATGTTTTGCACAAGCACCTTGCTTGAAGGTGTCAATTTACCGGCGGATAACCTATTCATTACTGATAATAAGATTTTCCGTAGTGCAATGAGTCCGGTTGATTTCAGAAATTTGATAGGCCGTGTAGGTCGAATCAGCTACAATCTATACGGAAATGTGTTTTTCGTTTCCGAAGAAAAATCTGTAAAGCCGGAAGATTATATCGAAATGCTGCAAACACCGGTACCGGAGCAGGAACTTTCTATAACGACAAATCCAAAAGTTCTGAAAAAAGTAGAGAAGCAATATGTTGTCGATATCTTAAAAAGTGGAAGTTCTGTCATCCCACAGCGAGTGAATGCAGAGGGTGAGGCCCTTCAATCAGAAGAATCATATGTTATGATGCGCAAATTCGGATTGATTTTGCTCAGGGATATCATGGAAGACAGAGACAGCCTTGTCCGCAGGGAGTTTTCTGATCTGCTGTCTGTCGCTGATGAGAATGACATTAGGGCGAAGTTTTCGGATTCTCCAACGTTACCTGATGATGACATTAACACTTCGGTCGACCAGACAAAAAGGCTTATAAAGGCCATTAGAGACGGATTGGAATACCCTCCGTGCATCAACGGCGGCTTCAGATATGCTGATGTCATTGAGTTTCTAAACAAGCTCGCCACTATTTTTGAGTGGGACACCTATGAAAGATCTTCCCTTGGCAAGGAGTCATTGCGCAGATGGTATGCTGTAATTCTCTGTCAGTGGATGGAGGGAACGGGCCTTAGTTTTATTATGAAGAAGGCCATAGAATATCGCAGAGATCATCCGGAAAATTTCCGTGTGTCCATGTATCAACCGCCGACTACATATAACGACCGTTCCAAGGAACACCGAAACGTCGTTTTTGCAGAAACGCTGGAAGTTATTGAAAATATTATCTTGTTTAGTATTTCTAACTACTTTCTGCGATTTTCGAATGAGTATAAAAAGATTCACAATGTGACCGAATTCGAAAACAATTGGTATGAGTATGTGGAGTTTGGTACCACCAATCCATTGACCATACTGCTGCAGAGAAACGGCTTCTCTCGTGAAGCTGCAACGTTCATTCGTGACCATCGTGAGTTTGTCGAAGAAGATGGTAGTACCGGAAGGTTAAGACTGAAGAACGAACTGCTATCGTGTGGTAACACAAGCGTAGAAATGGAAGCTGCCGATATTAAATATAATGCTCCCGGATTATTCACCGACAACGAAGACGATCCGGAAAATTGGAAGCTTTCGTTTATCAGAACTATCGAATGCCCGGATTGTGGGATTGAGTTTGAAGTCGATTTAGAAGAATATCTTCAAGATGTAAGTAGTTTTGAAAAGGAAAACGGTATGGGTCCTGATGCTGTATACAGCTTTGATAGCGATACTGATTGCGAATGCCCGTACTGCGGCAAAACTCTTCATATTACTGGATGGATTCGTGAATACCCAATAGGAATAGTGGATTCCGAAGAAATCGATGTTGAACTTTTTGAAGACGAAGAATAACACAAGGAGAACACCGATGAAAAAGATAGAAGGTTCACCGAAGAATCTAAAACAATTATTGCAAAATACGAAATACTCCATCCACTATTATCAGAGAGAGTATATGTGGCAGCGTAAGCATATCGAAGAGCTTATCGACGACCTTACCTCTGAATTTCTGGATAACTATAAGCCGGGTGATTCTCGTCCGGCTGTAGCGGATTATGGCGCATATTTTATGGGGTCCATCGTTTTAGCTGGACGTGAGAATGCTATTATCGATGGCCAGCAGCGCTTTTCGTCTTTGACATTGCTGCTGATGTATTTGAACAATCGCTTGAAGAAAATCGGTCAGAGCTACAACATGATCGAGACTATGATTTTTTCGGAGTCTTTTGGTACGAAGTCCTTTAACATCAATGTGGATGACCGTCAGGAATGCATGGAGGCCATCTTCAACAACAAGGATTTTGACATAACAAATTGCGGAGAATCCGTTCGTAATTTGTATGGTCGCTACACAGATATCGTTGACGTATTCCCGGCAGACATTACGGACGATATGCTCCTGCATTTTTGTGATTGGCTTGCGGAGAAGGTTTTCTTCATTGAGATCGTGGCCACCACAGAACAGGACGCTCATAAAGTTTTCGTTACAATGAACGACCGTGGTTTGAGCCTGACATCTACAGAAATGTTGAAAGGATATATTCTGTCTGAAATCAGAGATGATGCCGTTCGTGAAAAGATGAATGGCGTGTGGAAAGACATGGTCCTCGTTCTGAAAAAGGACGACGACAAAGGCGATGAGACTTTTATCAAGGCATGGCTTCGTGCGCATTATGCAGAAACCATCCGTGAAACCAAGGCCGGTGCGGTCAACAAGGATTTTGATATCATTGGTGGCTCCTTCCACAAATGGGTCCGTGATGAACGTGATAAGCTGGGATTGGATTCTTCTGCAGATTTTGAATTGTTTATAAAGAAATTTGCTAAATTTGCAGAGGTTTATCAGCGTATCCGTCAGGCAGAGACTACTTTCGCCGAGAACACAAAATACGTATACTATAACGCTCAGGTGAATTTCACCTTGCAGCCCCAGATGCTTCTTGCGCCTATATGCTACGAGGATTCTTGGCCTGTAATTATTGAAAAAATCAACCTGACAGCAAGATTTATCGATATTCTTATTGTATCCAGAGTAACTAATTATCGTTCCGTGGACTACAGTACCATCAAGAATTTTGTATTCAATGTGACGAAGGATATTCGTATGTGCGATGTGGCTACACTGAAACAGAAGCTGCAGCAGCAATACGATAATCTGGATTTCAAGCCTGAAGTGGCACTGCCGGATTTGGGACTGAACAGTTTTACCAAGAAGTACATCAAAAACATTCTGGCCCGTGTTACCGGATTTATCGAAGAAAGCACTGGCGTTGCGTCCAACTACTGCAACTACATGAATACCCAGACTAAGAATCCTTTTGAAATCGAGCATATCATCACCGATCACTATGAGTGGTTTACTGATGAGTATACAGATCAGGAGGATTTCAGGCGTTGGAGAAATAGTGTTGGTGCGCTACTGTTGCTGCATAAGAGCATCAATGCCAGCTTGAACGATTCACGCTATGGCTACAAGCTGAGTAAATATTGCTCAAACGAAGGTAATATTTATACCGAGTCTTTGGGGCAGCTTGCATATCAGAATAATCCGAAATTCAAGAAATTTATTGCTGACAACGGCCTAAATTTCAAGGCTTATGACCAGTTTGGTAAAGCCGAAATTACGGAGCGTGTTGCCCTACTGGTACAGTTGGTGCGATTGGTTTGGAACGACGAGATGTTTAAATAGGAGATGCCATATGACAATATTGGAAAAACGCTTTGAACAGGAAATGATAGATATTTATATGACCGCTAAGAAAGAATGTGGTTATAACGCCAGTCGCTTTCTTCAAATGTTGGGAGCTAAGGGAGGATTGGCTGCGGCAAAGCAGCTAATAAGCAAACCCGGCGGCACCGATGGATTCACTACGCTCTGGGAGCATGGACGATTGGATTTATCTGTAGAGGCCCACGTTCTTAAGGCGGAATATGCAGAGTTGTTTACTGATGAAGAACGCAGAATGTGCCTGGAGAGACTTGAACAATTCGGATATATGGCAAAGTGACAGCTTTGATAAAGGAGAACAATTCGGAAGGAGTGTAAGTGAATGGATAATATTGCCGATACGATTTATACCATAGAAAAGATGTTAGAGCATGATGTGATAAAAAACAGTTTAACATCGTTGACGGTGCATTCTTTCCGACGCTTTGAGCCTGAAACGACAATAGATTTCTTATTCCCGTTAACTGTTTTGGTTGGTAAAAATGGAAGCGGAAAAACAACCATCATGAAGATGATTCAAACATTGGTTAATTGCAGCAGTCCAGAGGAGATATTTTTTGAAACCGCAATCGATGGTGGAGGAATGGAAGATGCCTCGTTTTCCTATTATTTTTCCGAATCAGAAGTTGATTGCAAACATGTCGGGGTCAATAAATGGAATATACAAGGTCAAATTCCGAGAACATTGAAAATTATCTACTTGAATCCGAAAACCCTGATTGGTGCATTTGAGAAAAGTTTTCTGTATGATGATATTGGGAAAAACCCAAAGCAAGCGCAAAAAGTTGATTATGTGATTAGGCAATCCAGAAAGGTTCTTCAAAATAAACAGAAAGAGTCTGGCAAGAAAAAGGAATGGTTATTAAGCCATGAAACGGTTAAGTTGGTGAACGAGGTTCTTCAACTTAATTTAGCAGAAGTGCGAGTTGTTAAGCATAAATATTTTAGTGGAACATGGGCGACGAATGTTATCTTTTCCGATGGTATTGCTTATTCCGAATATAATGCTGGAAGCGGTGAATTCCTGGTTGCTTTAATGCTTGACCAAATTTCTCGTTTGCCAGAAAATGCTCTGTTGCTATTAGATGAGCCAGAAGTGTCGTTGCATCCGGGGGCTCAAAAAAGATTTATGCAGTGTCTTCTGTCGATCATAAAAAAGAAGAAGATTCAAGTGATTATGACCACTCACTCGGCAAGTATTGTTGAGAATCTTCCAGCCAAAGCTATAGTGTGCCTAAGACGATTTAATGACCAGATTATAGCCGAGGGAAATCTGAATTTTCAGTATGCATTTACAGAGATAGAAGAAGGTATAACTAAAAAGCACGTTATCGTTGAGGACTTGATGGCGAAGCATATTATTGAAGGCATCATAATTGCGGAATCATTAGGAGAACACATTCAAGTTGATTATTTTCCGGGAGGCGCAGACAACCTTAAAATACATACTATTTTTACATATGCCAAAACGCATATAACAAATAGGTTTATTATTTTTGATGGTGATCAAAATCCTTTTGTGGAAATGCCGGATTTTTCTGAGGTATTAGAAAAAGATAAAACACTAACATACTACAAAGATGTTTTCAGGAAGATTGTCGGAGTTAATGCGGATTCAATTGCATGGGGCGTGGATGCAAATAGAAAAAGTGGCCGAAAAAACGAAGATCAAGAGAAGCTGCTTTTGGTGGAATACCTTGAATTCTATAGAAACAACGTGCATTTCTTGCCCAAAATGATTCCAGAGGATTTGATATTTGATACTAATAAGTTGCAAGCCATATGTGGCGATTTACCGTCAATTGATAGTATTGATGATTCCAAGGCAAAACTAAAAGTTATCGCTGATAGTACAGGGTATGATTTTGGTAACTTAATCTCTATTTTGACGACATCCTTTATTAAAACCGAAAACGAGGATTATCAATATATACTTGCGTTGTTGCGGTCGATTATCGAGAGATGAACTTTTTAACGTTAGCATACTTTTTAACGATAATAATTTTGAGTGTCCCTTTTCTGGCTTCAGGCCGGTTGCGACAGTGGCACATGAACACAATTGAATAGAAAACTGGGCTTCTACAGACGGCAAACGGTCGTAAAAGCCCAGAAATCAAGCTTTTTTCGGTATTTTCACACCGGAAGATCGGAAGAGCG